GTGTTCACGTTCTGATATCCCGTTCTTGTCGGGCTTACTGATGGAGAACTCATGTTCTGCAAAGTCGAGAAGCTCTTCAATCAAGCCTTCTTGAAATTTAAAGAGTTACTCACCGCTTCGTCAATCTGGTCTCTAATCCAGAAGACTTCGCTATAAATCTCTTTTGCTTTACTCACAGAGAAATTCGGTTCTTCACCATCGTATGTGATATTCCAAGATTTTGTTGTCTTGGCAAATAAATCAAGAGTGGCTTCTTCTATATCTTCAGCAGTTAAATCTACCTTCTTCTTTGACTGCGCTTGCTTTAGACGCTTGTTTGTCTGTTCATGTATTGCAGCCTTATACTCCTTAGAATGTGGAGCATACATAGTAATTACCATTGGGTCTGAATTATCATTCAGTAATGGTTCTAGTGTCGTAGGATGCACAATGTTTACATCCACAGTGTCACTTGTCGGTGTCAGGTCTTTCAAGTCCATTGGGTTTCCTTTCGGGCTAGTCGGGTTTTAAAGCGAGGGGAGCAGCACCCGACAACCACCCCCCTCATCCTAGCTAGGATTCTTATGCACCAGACTTCGTAATTTGAAGAATGGTATTTGTATTCGTTGTTGAAGAGCTAAGATCCTCATCAGTACGAAGACCAACAAAAGACATGTTGATAATACGTGATGTCGGACCGTCCACCCCTACGTCAGCAGAGTTTACCTTGATGCGTGGGAATAGGAATGTGAGTGTGTTTGAACCATCTCCTACAGAAACCTCAAGCGCTGACTCTGTCTCATTCAAGAAACGGTTGATCAGGGTTGAATCCTCAAAGTATGCTGAAACTGTACCTTCAACAGATACCGTACCAAACTCAAGTGCTGATGGTGTATCTTCACCAATAACCAGAGTTGGAGCAAAGTTGTTTGTGACAGTAAAATCAAGGGCAGTGATAAGCGTCAATGCTGAACCAAGTGTACCCTTGTTGCCAAGTTTGATGTCACCTGAGTAAGCATCAAATGGTTCATTACCAGCAGAAGCATCTTGTGTCTTCTGTGTAGCGCCAATAGTCATTGTCTTGCCAACCATACCAAAGGTAGCTGTTACCATTTGGTTGGGAGCCATAGAGACTGCCATTGTGTTTACTGCGCAACCTGTGAACAAACGTGCTTGGTCTACGTCTGCTGAGTAATCCTCAATCGACAGAAAGGTAGGTGTAGTACCTACGATAGCTGCGTTAGTTACAGTTGTAGATCCATCGCCAGCAGTGAAGCCTGTAGCGAAGTCATTATCTGACATAAGAGCAGATTGCATAAGAACGTCAAACTCAGCGTGACGTAAATCTGCTACAATGTCTCCACCCACAACTCTGTTACCATGACGGTCAACGCGAGGCATACGGTCAGCTTGAATGTCAGTACCAGCAACACGATCTTTGGTGAGATTGAGTGAGTGAGTTGTGAAAGGCAGGTTTTGAAAGTTACCTGCTGGTGTCGTACCAAAAGTTGCTTCCTCTTTGAACGACAGAGTAGAACGAGAGCCTTGTGCGAAAGCCATTTAGTTTCTCCTAATTATAGACGTACCAGCCGATAGTGACTGGTATGAAGTACCAAGGAGAGGAGAGCCTACCTTCCTCTCTCTCTGCATAATCTATAGAGATTGTCTTTGAGTTAAACGTAATGTCTGTCGTTGCATCAAAGTCTTCTATTATGCTATTTGCTAGTGTATCACCAGCACTAGGGCCATTACCCTCTGCCACAAAGCAATCTACTCTGAATATACCTAAGTAGAGTTGTTGTGGGTTGGAACCCCTTACTGCTGGTCTACGAGTGGTTGGGATAAAAGTAGGTCTAACCCAAGATGTTCCTGTAGTCGGATCGAAAGAAATATTCTCATACGCTATAGATGGAATACCAGAGACTTGAGAAAGTTTTTGCTCTAGGCCACGTCTTATGTCAAGGTATATGCTACTCATCCGTGAAGCCTTATTAATTTACCCTTTATAACATAACCTCTGTCTTTACTGTTGCCAGAATTGACATATTCTGCGTGAGGTGCGCCATTACGAAGTACAGCTACTTTTGTACTTTCTAAGTCAGGGATTTTATTTATATCAGACAAAAGATTTTGTAACCCTTCTTCTCGTTTCTGAGTTTCATTTTGTCTTCTTGGTCTTCTTGAAGAGCTTTTACCCCTTGGTCTACCTGACTTCCCTGTCTCAAATGACCAAGATGTAACAAAAGCACCAGTATCTACAGGGGAGAACCTAACTGCATCCCTTGCAATCGCCGCAAATTCATTCTTTACTTCTTCTAAAATGCTGGTCTTAGCAGCCTCTATTTTTCTAGCTATAGCTGCTTCATCAATTTTGACAGAGGATTTAATCATTCGCTTACATCACAAATATAGCAGAGGGCAGTGCCACCAGAGAACATAGTGAGGACGTTATTGATATGAACCGTATTCCCATTCCCTAAGATCTCATCTTCTGTGTCTGGGGAAACCGCAAGACCTAGAGCGGGAATTACGCATTTACGTACACCTCTGTTTATATTCTCAGGGTCAATCACCCCAAGGCTATAATTATAGAAGTATCCTGTAAATGAATAGTCATCTGAAGTGGTACTAGATACAGTGCTAGTGGTCACGTCATAAGAACCATAGGTTTTCTTACGAAGAGTAAGCGTTTGCCCATGCTCTCCTACAAGATTTAAGAGATCGTATGCCCGAAACGACATTACTCATAGTCCCTGATATATTGTTCATCAGTTGGGGGGTTATCGAACTGGCCTTTAGCAAAACTAGAATCAGGTCTATCAGTCAGTCTACGGTTAGCTCTGATAACTGCATTTGAGATACCACCAGCACGTAGACTTGCAGACGTCATGGAATATTTCTGACCTTGCTCACGAAGGTCTGCAGACAGGGCCTTATACTGTTTAGCCAAATCACTGTAGTTTGATGATAAGGCCCCATCCAATTTTGTAGTAACCCTTCTAGCGAATTTAGCAGCGATAGAACTAGCTGCCCAAGCACCCGCAAAGTAGACGTTATCATTAGCTTCAGATAAGGCGAAAGTAATCTCTTCATTCTTGATCAATTGATCATTCGTATCAGTATCACCAATAAGAAGTCTAACGACATTCAGCCTACCTGATGATGTAGTCGTTACGAGATCAGTTTCGTCATAAGTCCAAGCCATTAGTCTGCCTCTAGGTCTCCATGTCTCCCCCGCCAAGAGCGAATGAAACCGATTTGCTTATCTTTGATCTTAGAGACACGACATTTCTTTCTGTCGTACTCAGCTTCGTTAGAAGTTTTTGCCTTAACTTTATCGTTGATGGTCTTAACAAGGATTGCAAGTTGTTCTACATCCATATCAGTGAGACCATCTCCGACAGAAGGCTTTAGGGTTGTTTCCAGTTCTTCGTTGTGGTGAAGATGATGCTCATTGTACATACGTTCAATGTTAGCTTTCGGGAGACCCCGCTCCTTCCAAGGAACGAGATCACCTTTAGCATAGCGTTTACCACTCATCAGCAATCCACTAGGATTACGCACGAAGACTGGCTTATCATATTGGAAAGGTGGTCGGGTCATTCACCTACTCCTTATGACAAGATTGTGTTGAAGAACACACCAAGGTCTGCACCTACAACCTTTTGGTCATAAGCCATGTTAGCTTCAAGAAGCTCTGCAACACCTTCAACACGCAGGAAGTCACCTGTGTAAGAACGAATGTCGATACCATAACCAGATGCGTTATCCAGTTCGTTCCATGTGAAGTTGTACCCTGCTGATGGAACCATCAATCCTGCAGATTGTGGTGCATAGTAGAGAGCAGCTTTCTTGGTTGCTACAAATGCAAGAGACTCAGAAAGACCTTCTTTTGCAGTGTTCTCAATCGCGTCAACGATGTAGTATTCTGCAACTTCAAAGATCTCAGCAAGTTTAGCTTGCGTTACCAAAGCGGTGTTAGTAACTGTTGCACCACCGTTGATACGTGCCAGAACGTCTGGGTGGTTGACCAATGTGTCGTGAACATCACGGGTAACAACCATTTTGTTTGGCTTGAAGCCACCAGAAGCAACTTGCATCGCACGACGAGCAGTTGTTACGTCAACGATTGGAGTTGAGTTTGTGTAGTCATCCCACTGTGTGACTTCTGCTGCAGTGTCGTTGTCAGCATTTGCAACACCAGTGTACTCAGTTGTCCAGATGCTTGTTCCAAAGAACGTAGACATGAAACGCTTTTCACGGTCAATCAAGAGATTATGTGTGAGCATTTCTGATGCACCGCGACGAATATCCAAAGCAGTGTCAGCATTTGCCAGTGTCTCAAAGTCAAAGTCTGTAGACAAAGACCGCACGTCACAAGTGTACGTTGCGTTTGAGATTGACA